ATGATAATGAATCGGGGTTATATGTATCATATTCCACAAAATCAGAATCACATAAATATTGTTTCAACTTATTAGCGAAATATTCAAAATCATTACCAATTTCTTGACGCATTTTATTTAATATTGTGATATCTACTGATGATGAATTGTCTGAATTTTGCTCCTGAATTCCCTTATTACGAATCTTAGCAAATATAAACATCAATGCACGTTTTTGTGATGATTTTAAAATTACCTGAAAGATGTAATCGTCCATTAATGTTTTGTAATCACCTGATAACGTGCCTGCTATAATATCAGATTCAATCTTTTTATATAATCTTGTTCCTATAATAGATTGAATATCAATTTGTTGTGCATCATATATACTATTTTCAAGTAACTTATCCTCAACTGAATAATCAACTGTTGAATATGTTTTTAGATCATCGACTGATAAGAAATAAACTCTTGTATTTGCCATTATATTTTTATTATTTTTTCTAACGCTTCTTGATATGCGTTATGGGCTTCAATTTCTGTGCTAAATGAGCCAAGATGTTTACTTTTACCATCTATCAAAATTCGGGCTTGAAATTTGATAGATTTAGTAACCTTACTAACTCCTACATATTTACATTGCTTTGCTTTGTAGTTATGTAGTTTTGATCTTGAAGCATTTTCTCTTTGTGTTATAAGTTGCAAATTATCTATGTTATTATTAGTTTTATTAAAATCAATATGATCAACAACCAATTTCATTCCATCACTTGGAGCATCTCCAAAATGATCCCATATAAGCTTATGTCCTAATTTATTGTAATTTTTTCCATTCTTTCTCAAAATATATTTAACATATCCTTTTTTCTTGTCAACACTATTTTTTAATAATTTACCTTCACCCACCAAATCTAACAATAATACAAACCCTTGTTTTTTTGTGAAGTAACTTTTTACATTACCCAAGTTGCTTACTTTATAACCTGTAAATCCTTTTATATCTTTCCAAATTTCTTTTTTCATTTTTCTTTTTATCTTTATATATAATTTTTCACAAGTCCTAAACCAATGGATATACTATTTATTTCACCCTTACCAAACGGCATCTACATTCTGAGGCACAAAAAGTTGCATATGGACTTGTAGCGTAGTTTGTTTTAGATAATCCAATTTGTAATCCAGTTGGTGTACCAGGTATAGCATTATTCATCCACTCTGCTAATGTTTTAACTTGACCGTTCCAAGATTTACATGCTGGACAAATTTCTTTTTCGCCTGGTGCTGATCTCATCCTCCATTCATATTTATCATCCATATTAGCGTTTGGTATTCTTGCTACTGCATTATTTCTATCGATACTTCTTACACCAGCAAATTGTTCTGATTCTCTTTCCAGTTCTTCTTCTGGTTCAACATCATCATCACCAATTAAATCATTATCATCTTCTATAACTATTTCGCCTTCTTCAAGCACATCATAACCAATAATGTCCCGCATTTCATCTTGTGTTAGAATTTCTTTCAATATATTTTCACTGAAATCCATATCAATAGGTTTGTTATTAATAATTTTAATTTCATTCATTCCGTTTATCAACATCAATTTTGAAAATGGTGATAACACTGCTTGTTGCTCAGGCTTAACGACAGTATTGAAATATAATTCATAATTTTGTAGTAATTCATTTGCTGAACCAAGTTTTCCTGGTGTTGAAATTCCAACAAGATTTTCATTAGTTACTTTGTGTGCGATTAGTATCTGTTGGAGTGTAGTTTTATTCAGCAAGTCATATTGCTTATCTGCATTAGACATTTCCATTATCTTAACTTCTGGTTTCTTATCACCTTCAGCATCGTAGAATGTTACAATTGGTTTGCTTGTATTGTTCGTTCCGTTATAAGTATTATTTATTCCACTGACAATACTTTCACGTTCTTCATTAGTAGTTTCACCAACTGGAAAACCAAAGAACATACTTGGTGCCATTCCATTTTTCAAATTATTGAAGTGAAAATTTGCTATTTCAGTATCAATATTTATCCATTTTGTTCCCGCTACATAGTCACTGTAAGCGTAATAATTTAAACCAGGTGTATATCTAATTATTGGTAGTATCTGTCTGGCTGATGATGCGGTATTATCAAACACTGGAATTTCAAGTGGTTTATATAATTCTTTTCTATAATTACTCCAGTCACTTGAATAGTAATATGTTTTTACACGACCTTTTTCTTTCTTACCCCATCTTACTTTCGAAGCGTCAAGGTGATAAATTTCTGCTATTTTCTTTCTACCTTTTCCCCAAATAATTTCAAGATATGCTAAACCATATATTTCGAAGTCCATAGCACATTTCTTATACACTTCAGTTATACTATCATAAGGGTTTGCGTTATCAATAAATGCTTGTGATACAGTAGATAATTCATCATCTGTTTCTACATCTTGAACAATTCCATCACCAACCATCATACGTGTTTTACTTTCAATAATGGCGTTATGTAAGCCACTTTTTTCAAATAAAGATAATAATTCATCAGGGTACATGTTATCATCCCCAAACTTAACCCAATCACTATTATTCGTCTCTTTAAATGTTGGTAGAACTGTTTCTTTCTGACTTATCAACGCACTGAACATAAATCTTGAATCAGTAGTTTCATCTGTTTTATCTAATTTCATTTTTATACTTTATTTTTTTATCTTCTATATGTATATTCATCTTTAACTTCGACATAAGTTTCAGTATTTTCTATAATATTACCAGGTTCGTCACTATTATAGATATAACATTGATCCATCTTAATTTCATTATTAGCATCTTGTAGATTTTCTTCAGTGTTATATAATTTATATTTAAACCAACCTTCGTCCAAATCTACAGAAGTATTGAAGCCTTCAAATAAATTACCATGATATGTAATATCACTATTAATCACCGCTACGACATTTCCATTACTTGAACAAGTAATCCCTTTCCAACTACTATCAACATCACCAGAAGTGAATGATACACCATGGTCAATAGAATGATAGATATAACTACCGTCACTATTTAACCCAAATGATGTTGCAAACATAAAATTACCATCATTAGACATACACACATCAGACCACCTGTTCGTAATATTAATTTCTGTGAATGTAACACCGTAATCATTAGATACATATAAACTTCCGTCCCAAACACCAGCAATCATATACTGTCCCGTATCTGATACTGAACAAGTGTACCATTTATCAACAATTCCAATAGGGTTAAACGTTACACCGTAATCATTTGAAATATATAAGTCTTCGTTATATGCACCAGCAATCATATATTGTCCTGTTGCTGAAACACTTACACTTCTCCACACTTGTTCTGTTAATTTTTGTATAAAATTATCACCACCATCTACACTTAAATATAGATAACCAAGATATGTTCCCGCTAATACATAATCATTAACATCTTTTGACATATCCATTTTGTAATAACCCCGTGGTGTTGAGTTTTTTGATGTCCAATTAAGTCCATAATCAACTGATTGATAAATTCCACCACCCCTTATTGCTGCTAATTGAACTGTGCCATCATTATTCATAGTGTTAGTGTACCAATCAGCGACCGTTGAACCAGAACGCCAAGTTCTACCGTAATTAATAGTTGAATATATAACATTACCACCAAGGGTTACTGTTTGATACTGTCCCGTTTCGTCCATATCAATACTATTGTAAGATTCACCAGCACGCCTTAATGATAGATTTGATACACCACCTTGAAATATGAAATTTAAATATATATCTGAATATTCACTATTATCTACAATAAATATATTCTTTGATTCTGTATTATTAATAAACTCCATTTTATACACATCAGCCTGTTTCGTGATATCTACGTTCATCTGAAAGTTTATAGATTTTGATGTTCTATCATATGGTAATCGAATTGACATATTAGTTGGTTTATTTTTAGTTTTTCTATAGTTATATATAGTTTTTATAGGTTTTCATTATGAATTAAGCATAAAAAAAACGGGGTTAATTAAAACCCCGTTTATTACTATATCATTTTTGAAAAATATTAAGCCATTAAACTTTTAATTGGTTCACCAACAGCTACTAAATCTACAAGATATGCTTTGTAAGTTTCTGCGCCTTGAAGAACAATAGTTTCACCGTTTAATTCAGTTAGCACACTACCTGATTGTCCACCAGCAGAAGCCACAAGTGTCATTCCACGGTCTGAACCAATCATCCAAGTGTTATCATTATAATCTTTGATTAAAACAATTAAATCACCTTTACTTAATTCCATAATTTCGTTACGTAATGTTACGCTCATTCTACGAAACATTAATGTTACGATTGGCGTCCAATTAATAGTGGTTAGAATTCCATCACCAACAATTGCTTCCGTCCAATTAGAATTATCTTTCAAAAAATCATAGGTGTAACCAGTGAAACCTTCGTTGATATCAACTGCTGATACTGTGCCGTCTGTTACGGTCATTCCAGTAAGATTAAATGCTGCTTTTTCATAAATCGCTACTTTCTTGATTCCGCCATAAGAAGAATCGCAACCTTTAGCGTATCCAGAATTTGTTATACATCCCATTTTGATTTTTATTATTTTTTAAAAATAACTACCCAATTAAGGGTAGTTATCATTGAACTTTTTTATACATTTTCGTTGTTATGAACTAACAAGTCAGTGAAATAAACACCAACACCAAATTTAAATGAACCTTTCATTCTTATTTCGTCGTTATCCTTACTAAACCACATATCTAAATCCCCGTCAGATAGACTATCTGTTACAAAAACAAGGTTACTTGCAGGTGTAAGATACATAAATGTAGTTCCTCTTAGTCCACCAATTCCCATCACTTTAATATCGTGTCCAGGAATAGTTAGTTCTAATGTTTTACCAGCTACGTTATTAGCATAGTTGTATAGATTAGCACTAATTAAATATTGAACATAAAGTTTAAAATTTGCAACTGACATATAAAGTGTTAAATCACCTTTTGTGTAAGCTCTTTCATCTACACCATCAATTAAAGCCTGAACTTTAGCATTGATAATTGAAGCAGTTGAAGTACCACTTGCAGCAGCTACATATACAGAACCTGTATTGTCACCTAAGAAAGATGCAACACCATCACATAAAGCAGCGTTACCAGTTCCTGAAGTGCTATCAGCAGTCCAAAACATTTTATCAACTTCAGTTTTTAATAGTTCCATTTTATTATCAACAACAAATTGTGCGAATGGGAATGTTTCAGGGTCTGAACCCTTAGCCATTAATTGACCGTACCATTTTGGCTCTAATGTTTTAGGGCATAAAGCTTCCTTGTAATCTACTGAACATACAGATACTGCAACTTGGTCAAGTGTAGTATCACCACTAACAGTCCAACCACAACTTGATGATTGTAGATAAAGGTCATGTTCTAAGGTGTTAAGCTTAATGTCGCCTTTTTGTCCAACCAAAATTTCAATTCCTGATCCAATAGTTGGTGCTGAATATAATGCTGTGGCTATAAGGCCAGTATTCTCATTTGTGAAATCACTCAAAGTGCTCACATCGAAAGAAAAATCATATTTTTTACTCATCTTATTTTTATTATTTTTTTTATTTTCTCATCTTACGAATCGATTCAAGAGTATTCATTCGTTTTTCAATTTGTGATAATTCTCTTGTTTGTTGTGATTCCTGAGAAATACTTTCAACCTCTGGTTGGGTTGATAATGTTTCAATTTCACTTTTCATTTCAATTTCTTTTTCTGAAAAGTTTTCTAATTTAGATTTCAATTCATCTACAATGATTAATAATTCATTATATTTTGCTTCGTAATCTACTACTTCAAGTTCTTCTTCTACTATAACTTCTGGTTCAACTTCAACTTCATCGTCAACAACGGCGGGAGTAACTTCTACTACCAACCCTGCTTCAATAACAAGTGTGTCACCATTATCAAGTATATAAGTACCATCAACTATAGGTGTTACTAATGCTTCATCAGTAAATATAGCAGTTTCAACTACTAATTCCCCATCATAATATATGATAGTTCCGTCTTCTAATGTTGCATCAGCCAATTTAATTTCAGTTTCAATAGTTGGTTCAACAACTTCAACCTCTACTTCAACTTCCATCTGTTCCATTCCAAGAATGGTTCTGATTTTTTCAATAACCGTTTTATATTCGCTCATTTATTATTAAATTTATTTTTTCTATTGATATATATAATAACCAACATTTTTACTTATTTTATTTCGCTAAGTAACGCTTTAATTTCATTCACTATATTCATATCAGATAAGAAATCTTTGTCGTAATTTTCTGATAGAAATGCTTCAATACTTATTCCACGAATTTCACCAGACTTAATCTTAGCTTTGATGTCTTCGTTATTAATCTTATACGCAACCACCCAAGAACCAACAGTAATATCTTTGAAACCATACTTGGTCATTATTTGATCATGTTCGTTCTGAACAATCCAAGAATATATTAAGTCAATATCATTAACGGGGGTTTCGTGTTGTTCAGTTGTATTTTTGTGATTGTTCGATGTAAAGAATTTTTGTGATAACTGTCCAATTGTTTCCGCTGAAAAATAGACATTATATTCTTCGTTTGTTATTGGATTGAATCTGAATATTCGTTTGTCTGCAATTAAGGCGGGACTTACAATAATTCCTTGTTCTTCATCTTCAACACCAAATGTATAATTCATTTTTTCATCACCAAAATATACAAGGTTTTCTTCAATGGCTGCATATTTAACAAACCCCATCGCTGTTATCCCGTCTTCCAATTCGTCACCTATTATTAATTCTACTTCTTTCAATTTATTAACCATTACATTGTATTATTTTTTAAATTTCAGGTCCATCTTGTGACGGATATTGAATTTCCTTTTGTTTTGTTTTTCCAGCCACAAATGTTTTCACCGCAATAATTGAACTTGCTGCCGCAAAAGTTGAAATCATAACAGTAGCATCTTTAAACCAGAATGCATAAAAACTACCAATAAATAAAACTAAGAACGCCATAATCTTACTTAATGTAATATTTATATTTACGGTTATCATAACATTGCTTCCTCCTCCATCACAGCCACTTGTTCTTGAGTATCTGTCATATCTGTTTCTGTAATATATACTTTCTTATTATTGATTCCACCTACAATTGCAGATATTGAACTACCATCTAATTTAATAGAACCATCACCAGATGAAAAATCTTTACCACCACCTGCTGTGTTAGCTGCTGATGCTAAGTTTCTTAATGATGCATTACTCATACTTGATGCATTTATAACTCCTTCACCACCTTCAAGTTCGCCAAAGGCTGTTTGTATTCCGCCTTGTGCGTGTGATGGTCCATCTAATATTCCACCATCTGCAAACGACACACCAGCAATTTTAGCGGCTTGTATAGTAGCAAGAGTGGCTATTAAACCAGTTTGAATACCTGCTAAAATTAAACCTGGAACGCCCATTGAAGCATAACCAGCCCAAGTTCCAATGATAGCAGATGCTGCATCAATTATAACTCCAGCAATAGCCATTTTTTTCTTTTTCTCTGCATATTCAGCCCTTATTTGGTCTTGTTTTTGTTCATTACCCTCAGCAGCTTTAAGTTCCTCATTCATCTGATCTTCAAACAAACCTTCTAATGCACTTAATATGTTGGACATTGCTCTTAATGCGGATGATGCTATTTTTAGTTTTTCTCCTTGAGTTATTTCAGTAGCTTCGATAGATAATTCATTTGCAGCATCTTCAAGTTCTTGTTTTCTTAATAGATATGCCTCGTGTGATAGAAGTTTATCTTCGTAATATACTTCTAAATCATCAAGTTCAGTTTCTATTTGTTCTAATTTATGTTTTGTTGTTGCTTCCTCTAATCCTAAAAAGTAACTATTAAGTTCTTTTTGTGCTTCTTTAGCTTTATCATCAGCAATTTTCTTCGCTTCTGCAATTTTCTCAGCTTTTTCAGTTTCAATTGCTATAGCTTTTTCACTTTCTTGCTTACTTAAGATAGTAGTTTTCATCATATTCTCTCTCAACCTTGTTGATGCTTGTGCTTGAA